GCTTCTAATCAGGTTCTTAGAGCTGCTTTGCAGAACACTGAAAAAGCGGCTACTGATGCTGCTAAGGCTGCTGCTGATGCTAAGGTGGCTTCTGATGCTGCTAAGGCTGCTGCTAAGGCTGCTGCTGATGCTGCTGATGCTGCTGATGCTGCTGAATTTTTGAAATTTATGAGTGATGCGGCTGCTGATGCTGCTAAGGCAGCTGTTGATGCTGCTTCCTCTGGTAAGATGGCTACTGCTGCTGCTGCTAAGGTAACTTCTCATGAGGGAAAGACATCCGAAGAGGAGTCAACGCGCCTCTTGAATTCAACGATTCTTAGCATTGCGTCCGATTTACAGGTTGATCCAGAAAAATTGGAGCCTTACTTGGGCTCTGTATCTTCGGTGACTCAGGCGTATAAGGTCGCTAGTGTGATCGCTCCTTTTGTAAAAAATGAGGATTCTCTCAGCGAGGTTGTTTTAACGGCGAAAGAGCGCTTGGCTGTGGCAAAAGCAAAGGCTGCTGCGGCAAAGGCTGCTGCTGAGGCTGAATAAACGGTTTTGCCTCCACGCGGAGGTTCCGTTCTTTTTCCTAGATTTTTCTTGGAAATTATAAAAATATAATATATTATTATAATAAATGAAAACAGATGATATTTTACCCCAACCTATGATAAAATGTGGTATTCAATATAATTGTATTTCCGACTCTATAATATATGTATTACGACTTATAAAACTAATCGACGATAATATCGGTAAAAAGATGCGCCTCAATCAAAGAATATCCCCACAACTTATACAAAAAACGATGGATTCCTATAAGCAATTCTCGAAGCGCTTTTTTAGTAAGAAGTCAGTCGATTGTATGAAAAAAAATTGTAATATGAGGAAGAACATCCCCGAACTTACCAAATTAATAAAAAGTTTAGAGATATTTATAAATGGTCATCACGCGATATCAAAAGGATATAAACTTAAACCGAGTGCGAAAAATCCGAATGTTCGAGTTGAGCCATATATTAAATTCATAATGAAGTATATTGATGTAATAAAAGTATTACATAAAATTGTAGTTGATATTGATAAAAAATACAAAAAGTATTTTTGAAATTATATAATTTATAAAGTCATATAAATATAAATCACTATTATACATCAACCTGATTTTTCCATCCCCACGCAATTATTGATATACGTCCTTCCTGTGAGAAGTTATCCGGATGAATCGGTAATATCCCGTGTTTCCAATTGACATTTATATCTCTACAAAAAGCGTAAGCGCAACCATTTGGACAAGGAAACGCAACAGTTCTTCTACTATTATTCTCTTGGAACGCAATGTCCCTCGTTTTCCCAAAACTTACTCCAACTGTAAAGTTTTGGACTTTCGCTTTGTCCTCTTTTACGGCACTCGCGTCGTGATGGAACGGTTTCCAGTCCGAGCTATCTTGATACCAATTACAACGAGTCGCCTTTATATCCATATCGAAATATGTTGCGATGCGGTTTATAACCATATTAAAAGTCGGGCATTTCTGCTTCCAGTTCGTCTTATCATCTGCGATGAGATGCGTATCTCCATGCCACAGCTTGAAGATTTCTCCCCCGCATTTGACCATTTCATCCACAAGTTTCTCGTATATCATCGGTCCTTGAATAAAATCTGGAATTAACACAACGTCTCGCGTCTGAATATCTTTGCTAAATTTAGTCTGGCTTGTATCAACGATGACTCTCATATCACAAGGCTCATAGTTAGGCTCGAATTCGGTCGTGTTCTTTTTATGAACGCTGTGATTTCCAGCTTCTCCACTAACGAAATGATTCTTTTTACAATCGGCGCCCCACTTACAGGCTCCTCCCTTCCAAAATCCATAACAAAGATTCTTGTCATGGATATAATTACACGGATTGCGAGAACACTTGTGGTTCATAAAATCGCGACATACTTTGTCCATAATAAACAATATCGCAATTTCTTTATATTATTTATAACTTAAAAGAATCTGACTATTATTCATAAACAACGAAAATGAACAACACCAAAATAGAAACAGCAATCCTCGAAGAATGGAAGAAAGACGATACATTCAAGAAACAATTGGAAAAGAATAAGGAGAATCCAACGAAAGTATTTTATGATGGACCCCCCTTTTGTACTGGAAATCCCCACTATGGTCATATAGTCGCCAGCACAATCAAAGATATATTCCCCCGCTATTGGGCGATGACTGGATATAATGTCCCCCGAAGATGGGGATGGGATTGTATCGCGGAGGGGACCATCATTAATTTGGACAATGGAACCGGCCTATTTATTGAAGACCTCTTCGAGTATTCCGGTTTAGTCGAAACATGCTCAATTTCATACAAAACGATTACTAATCGCCCATCATCTAATTTCATTTGTAAGGGGGACCGCGAATGTATTGAGCTCTTTTTTGATAATAATACATCACTCATCTGTACTCCGGACCATCGTTTATATACGGACTATGGTTGGATGAAAGCGGGAGAAATTCAAGATGAGATACTGTATGCGACCCCAGTAAATCCAGTTCCGTATTATTATATGAACTCGTATAATTGGACAATTCAGACGAACGCATTCGTGTTATCGTGTAGCAATTTGGACAATAAGATGAATTGTTTGGCCTATTTCCGTTTGTTTGGATATGTCTGCGGGAACGGGTTCGCAAATAATAATAAAATTTACGTATTATTCAGAGAAGTTCCAGCGTTATTTTTGAGAGATGTTGCTTTATTTACGAGTGATGAACCGAATATAAGATACGAACCTACTTTTTCAAAATATATGGTAGAAATTCCAGATGTTCTAACCGCATCATTTATTCAAATGGGGATTGATACAATTATTCCGGCGGTTGTATCGAACGTGGAAACCCCTCTATTTTTGAGATACGAATTTTTTGCGGGATTCTTTTCGGGAATGTATTCAAATTTTAATGAGAATCGCGTTGATGTCGTCAATAATATATTACATGGCGTTTGTGATTCAGCGCTATTTTTGAATAGGGATAAAGAGTCATCCTATTTGAGCAGTTTTCGCCTGTTGATTGGATACCGATACGATGCGAAACCACACATCGCACAACCGACCAGATTGGTTCGCAAAGAGAGCATCGGATTGCGACGTGTTTATGATATAACAGTCGCTCAAACCCACAATTTCATCGCGAACGGAATCGTTGTTCATAACTGCCACGGTCTCCCCATCGAGTTTGAAATTGAGAAGAAGCTCGGTATAAAAACGAAAGAGGAAATTCTGAAATTTGGAATCGCCAATTATAATGAGGAGTGTCGCAAGATTGTTATGAAATGTGCGTCTGACTGGAAATACACAATTGACCGCGTAGGTCGATGGGTCGATATGGAGAATGATTATAAGACGATGGACCTCGATTTTATGAATAAGGTTTGGACCGTATTCGCAAAATTATGGGCCCTCGGCCTCGTATATGAGGGTGTGAAAGTCATGCCATATAGCTGTGGTTGCGCGACCCCCCTATCCAATTTTGAGGCGAAATCGAACTACAAGAGCGTTCGCGACCCCTCCGTCGTCATCCGGTTCAAAGTATGGGGCGCCCAATTATCGACGTCTCTCCTCGTTTGGACCACGACGCCATGGACTCTCCCTTGTAATATGGCGGTCTGTGTAAATCCGGATTTGGATTATGGAGTGTATGAACTCGATGGAGAATTGGTTATAATATTGGTTGAACTTGCGGGAAAGTTCGGAATTGAGGGTGAGCCCGTTAATATTATTCGGGGTATCGATTTGGTAGGGACCGAATATGTCCCGCCATTTCCAGATATTATTATGGGACACGAGTTTCGTGTGGTTGCCGACAGATTCGTAGATAATTCATCGGGAACAGGTATTGTTCATTTGGCCCCCGCCTTCGGAGAGGATGATTACCGCGTCTGTTTGGAGAATGCCGTCATTGAGAAGACTCGATTACCGATGTGTCCTTTTAATGCGAATGGCTATTTTACAGATGAGGTCCCCTTTTTGAGTGGGGTCTATTTCAAGGATGCGGATAAGATTGTTTTAAAGCGATTGGAGTCTGTCATTTTTCGCCTGACATACGAAAATCATGACTATCCCTACTGTTGGAGAAGCGACACGCCACTTATGTATCGGATTGTCCCCTGTATTTTTATCAATGTTGAGAAGATTCGCGATAAGATGGTCGCCGTCAATGAAGCTGAGACGAATTGGATGCCCAACCATATAAAGGATGGACGCTTCGGGATGTGGTTGAAAGAGGCGCGCGACTGGTGTGTTAGCCGGAACCGCTATTGGGGAACGCCGATTCCTCTGTGGAAGTCCGATGATGGTGATGTCATTTGTATAGGGTCCGTTGAAGAATTACAGTGGGAATGTGATGACCCAATAAATGATATTCATCGTCATCACGTGGATGGGATTGAGATTCGCCGGAATGGGAAAGTGTATCGCCGGATTGAGGAAGTGTTCGACTGCTGGTTCGAGAGTGGGAGTGTCCCCTTTATTAATGAGAAATACCCCGCCGATTTTATTGCGGAGGGGCTTGACCAAACACGGGGCTGGTTTTATACGCTGATGGTCTTGGGGGTTGCTCTGACGGGGAAGAGTCCGTATAATAATGTTATTGTAAATGGGCTGGTGTTGGCGGAGGACGGGGAGAAAATGAGCAAATCCAAGAAGAATTTTGAGGACCCAAATGTCATTATTGATAGACACGGTGCGGATGCGTTGCGCCTTTATTTAATAAGTAATGGCGTCGTTCGAGGGGAGTCGATGAAATTCAAAGAGGATGGAATCAAGCTGATTACGCAGAGCCTCCACATCTATTCATATAACACTCTCATTTTTCTGAAACAGATGATTCCATTATACGCGCAGAAATACGGTGAGAAGTTCCATTTCTTCGAGGGAGTCCCCCACACATCGAATCTGATGGACCTGATGCTTCTGAAATATTTGAGCGATTTCATTGCGTCAATTCATCGCGAGATGGAAGCATATAATTTGTTCCCGATTGTTCGCAATATGGTGGGATTCATCAACCAGTTGAGCAAGACATATTTGAATATGAATAAGATGCGGTTGAAGTCGATGATTACGCAGATTGATGCGTTAGAGAGCTTGAATGTGCTGTTTTATGTATTTCGGATGTATTCGCTGATGATTGCTCCGTTTGCTCCATTTATGGCCGAATATTTTTGGAAGGAGTTGGCCCTTTTGAAGTGCGGTATTAGCGGACGCGAATACAAATTCGAGTCCGTCCATTTAGAGACATTACCGCGGAATCTGGATATTGCTTCGACATATTTGGGACAAGATGGATTTGAGTTTATCGAGACGCTAATCGAAGCTCGTGGAGAACTCCGGAGCAAAGTTCTGAAAAGCGCAAAGAAGCCCGTTTGTAAGCAGACAATATATGTTAAAAATTGGCGGTTAGTCCCCATCATTGAAGAATTACAAGATATTTTTCAGAAGGAGTTTAATGTAGTCGCAATTGATATGACAAGCGAGTATTTGTCAATGATAAAATATGGGTATGAGATTGTTATGGCGAATTTTGGGAAACGGTTCAAAGAGGGTTCAAAAGAGATGAAAAAGAAGATTGTGGAGTATATGACAGATGAGAATTTGGAGCTTTATATTCGCGACCGAAGTTTCTTTATTGAAGGGGTCCGTTTTGGTGAAGATGATGTCCGGATTGTTTCGAGGGTTAATCAGGATAAAGTTGGGGAAAAAGAATATGTCCAATTTTATGATGCGGGTGGGATAATTATTGTTAGCGATTTGACATGGAACGAAGAGTTAGAGGGAATTTATTGGATGAAAATGATAATGCGTCATATTATGAACTTCCGAAAAGAAAAAGAGCTCGTCCCAACTGATAGGGTAGTTATAATATATAAGAATTTAGGAAAAATTGAACTGGTTGAGGAGAAAGAGGGAGAAATGGCGGATTTATTGGGGGCAAAATTGTGTAAGGTTTGCGATGGCGCGGTTGGTGGATTCATTGGGGCGACCACATTTGAAGATGATGGGGGCCATTACGAGTTTAAATTGTATTTTTCATAAAATATGCGATGTTATTAAGAATTTAACTTTTTATTTGATAAAAATTTATAATATTTTATCAAATGTTTTTTGATTTAACTTTTTTCAAAAAAAGTTATTTTATTCAACTGAAACGCGAACAGTAAATACTTTTGCGTTCAAAGGAGACACTGAATCACTATATGTTTTTGCTACATTGTATTCAAGATTATCGCTTGTTGAACTTAATCTATTCGCAAGACCATAGCCTTCCGCAATTGTTGGTCCGAGTTCAAGAGGATAAATGTTCGTAATTGGAAACGCAGTTTTATTAATCATCGGATTTCCCCATAGAAAATTAACACTCGCCATAATTTCTGGACGTGAATTATGATTTTCAACTAAAATCGCCTGAGATGAAGATAAATTACTATCGTAATAAAAGGAACCGTCCGATTTTACAACAACCGTTCGATTTGATGTTATTCCTTGAACAACCGCATTCAGTTGTGTGTATAATGTATTATACTGAGATGAACCTTTTTTTGTTAAAACTAAATTTTGCGCAAGTTCAACAAAATCCGCATCCGCAAGAAGTTCATCCACGATGAGTTTACTATCAAGATATTTCTGACTATCTCCCGCCACCATACATTTACTAATAAACAAATTTGAATTTTCTAAAAAAATAAATAAACTCAATATATTTTCACAACAACTGCGCGTCGTCTCCCGCTTTTGAGAAGAGACACTTTGTGTAATTCATCCGCCGTAAAAAACAACAACATCCCTCGTCGTGGATATATTGTTCGATTGTAAAAATGGAATTCACCTCCTGTAAAATCTTCACGATATGTATCCAAGTATATAATAATTGTATATCGGATTGGTTTATTCGTATATAATCCGTAAATATATTTATCGTCCATATGAACAATTTGGATACTGTGTATTTTTTGTAAATCAGATATCTTATGTTTTATGAGCTTTTTATTATCGTAGTGCCATTTCATTTCGTATCTGTCGGCTGCCGTATTATTTCTGTAAATGACCTCGTAATTGTTATAGGTGTCCAGCTGTGGAATGTTGAGTTTATGTTTATTTTCTTTGAAAAAATCGAGGATATTTTCTGGGCTTTTCTCAATAAGGGATTCCAACTCACTGAAAAAATCGGTGGACGCGATATTTGTAATATATGGTTCGATTTGTTGAATTATTGTTTTGCGATGATTTAGAAGAATTTCGTCGTTCTTGGATATTGATGTCATTTATTTATTTATATTATACAATAAAATAAAATCAATTTTATTATAATGAATACTAAAAAATTACGTTATATTACTAAAAAACCATCGAATATTCAACTTTTTCCAAATCAATCAAATAATGTAAATAATATATCAGCTTATATTGAAGAAATAAGAAATAAATATAAAAATACTTTCAATAATAAAAAACGCGGTGATACATCGACATTATTTTCATCAAAAAAATATATATATAAAATTGATAAAAAAATAAAAATAAAAAATGAATGCCAAATGTATAAATATATCAATCTAATTCCTGAATTACAAGAAATCACATGTTTCGTATATTGTGATGATAAAATTATTGTATTGGAAAAATGTGGAGAATCATTATATGATATATTACAGAAAAATCCGTATCAATTATTAGATATTCCGTGGCTATTTGAAGTATTATTTCAAAATATATTATTATTTCATATAAATGATATTTGTCATTGTGATTTACATGTTGGTAATATTTTATTGAAAGATGGAAGAACGTATTTTATAGATTTTGCTCATTCAAAAATATTAGATGAGATAACAATCAAAGAATATTATTTGAATTGTATCAATGATTATTTATTATTCACATATACTTATTTTTTCAATTTATTGAGTAGTCCTTTTTATTCTTTTGAAAAGCGAAATCAAATACGTTTATTACTATTCAATATTCATTTACAATTACATGATTGTTCAAAACTAAAAAAATATATTTTTTCACTTGAAATACCAGAAGATGTAAAATATCATTTTATTATGCTCTATAATGAATTTATAAAAGAAGCATTATATATATTTGGAACAAATTTATTTGAGATATATAAAAATGAAAAAGTATCTATATTACATTTAGAGCCTCAATTATTAGAAACTCTTCCAAGAAAAAATAGATATTTTGGTAATTCTGAAAATAAGCGTCGCATTATAGTTCCAAGAGAATCGCGGATGCGATCAGTAAATGATAAATCTCATAATCGAAATAATAGAAATAATCGAAAAACTGCGCAAAATATATTACGAAATTATAGTTTTAGAACACATCTTCGACAAAATTTACCAAATCATTTGAAAAATAATTCAAATAAATTTTTATCAAGTATGAATGAGTTTTTCTTATTTGAATTTATATTGTTTCAACACATATTAGAAATCTAATTTTCTTATAATAAAATAATGACCAATTTTATTATATTTCCACATCAGTTATTCGAAGATATATCCCCATTAAAAAAATACAAAAACGTATATTTGATTGAACATCCCGCATTTTTTGGATATCGCGAAAAGAAGCTCATATTCAATAAAAAGAAGCTCATTCTTCATCTGGCGTCGATGATGTATTATCGCGATTATTTGGCGAAATCATTGAAAAAGTCAATAAACCACATAAAAATAGCGTCTATCTCAGAAAAGAATCGGGGAGCATTCGATTTCGTAAAAGATATTGATGGTGATATCTCTTTTTACAACCCAGTCGACCATTTCCTATTAAATCAGATTGAGACTCACTGTAAGAAAAATAAGAGGGCATTTGAGGTCGTAGAAACCCCAAATTTTATTACATCGGAGGCCGAATTACGCGAATATTACGCGTCCGTAAAAAAGATGAAGAAACCTTTTTTTCAAACGAGCTTCTATAAATGGCAGAGGGACCGCCTACACATTTTATCGGACAGTAAATTATCGTATGATGGGGAAAATCGCAAACCGATTCCGAAGGGGACAAAGATTCCGGAGGTTGTTTTCCCTAAGGAGACCGACTATATTAAAATGGCGGTTGCGATAGTTGAGAAGGAATTCCCACTCAATTATGGGACATGTTCCAGCTTTTGGTGTCCCATTACATTCGCCGACGCCAAGAAGTGGTTGGACGCCTTTATAAATGAGCGCTTGAAGAGTTTTGGGACATACGAGGACGCCATTGTGGAGCCGGACCCCAAATACAAAAATGCTTTCCTTTTTCACTCGGGTATAAGCTCTTCCCTGAATATTGGGCTACTTGACCCGAAATATGTGGTCCACAGGATTTTAGAAAAGGGTAAGGGGGTCGCCATTAATAATATAGAGGGCTTTATCAGGCAGGTCATCGGTTGGCGCGAGTTTAGTCGTTATACTTACATCCACATCTATAAAGAAATGACAACAACGAACTATTTCAAGGCGGAAAACAGGTTGAACCGGCGCTTTTATGATGGGACCGTCGGTTTATCTATATTGGATGCGACGATTAAAAAGGCGTTCGATACCGGATATCTCCATCATATCGAGAGGCTTATGATTATTGGAAATCTGATGAATTTGATGGGGATTCATCCGGACGATGTGTATGCGTGGTTCATGGAATTCGCGGTTGATTCATATGATTGGGTCATGATAAACAATGTCTATTCAATGGCCCTGTATTCTGATGGGGGGCTAACAACTACAAAGGCGTATATTTCTTCATCAAATTACGAGATGGTTCGGAAGAGTTATTATAAAAATGGAGAATGGTGCGATATATGGGATTCACTTTATTGGTGTTTCATTGAGAAACACGCATCCAAAATGAAGAAGATGGGTCGTTTCGGAGGGATACAGGTTTCGTTTTTTGAAAGAAAGAAGGCCGATGATGTTCGAAAAATAAAGGATATTTATAAAAAATTTATGGCGGGTGTTTTTCATTTATAAAATAATTATTTTTTATCCCAAAATAGCGAAGTCATTCTTACTCCAAACAGCTCAAAACAGATGCGCCGGACCATTTCCGATTTCTCTTGTAAAGGTTGATGTAATTGAGGAATTCCGCGATTGAAGTTGAAGTCATGTTTCCGCGTTTAATTTCTCGGACATCACTCTCTTCGTCTTTGTAATTGTAAATCTTGTGTCTCGGATTTTTCGTGATTTTGATAAGAAGTTTCTCAATCTCATCACAAGTCCCTCCGTAATACATTAAATTTACCAATCGAATAGTATCTATTTCTTCATCGCGTTGAACCACCTTCGAGATTTTTCCTTCACGGTCGCGAATATACATCCGCCCAAATTTGGGGATGGATGGCTTGTAAATTCCATTTCTTTTTCTGAAAGCGACTGATGACTTGATACGACGACTAATTGTTTTTCTCTCCTCTTCCGCATCAATAATCCCACAAACAATCTTCTTGAAATGTAGTGGGATAGATGAAACCAATTCCTCATTAACAATATGAATCGTATTGCGATTCGCATTACAACAATCGATGAAATGGGAGCAAAATCCTTTGAAGTCGCGTGTAATACGATCCGTATCTGAAAAAATGAAATGGGTGTCCTTATGTTCAAGTAGAGCATTCATAAGATGGATCTGTTTTATGATATCCTTACCGGAGCAAGTTTCCTTGATAACAGATACCACATTGAACCCATTGTCATTCGCATATTTTTTGGCTTTCTGAATTTGGTCATCGAGACTGTGCTTCATTCGGTCGCTTTCGCGAGAATAAATAACGGCGCCACTTCCGACTGACATTTTCAAAGAAGATAATCTGCTTAAAATATCATCTTCTGGTTTAGTTGAAGTTTTTTTGATTGATACTTTGACCATTTTAGATATGTTATATATTTAATTTTTATAATTTTAAAAATTCAATTTTTCCTTTGGGAATTTACTTGGAATATTCATCATATAAGATTTTTACAATAAATAAAATATATGTTAGTAAAACAATTGAAACGCGATCCATGTCTTCATTCGCAAATAATTCCGATATCAAATTATTTTCATCTTCTTTTATATACTTAGAATCAACGCCATTTTTTGAAATCCATTGGATTGTCCGCATAGTTCCAGCGTATGCGGAACCGCTACCCGCCAATGTAGTGTATTTGTCCAATTTTCGATAAGGAGACTCGATATCGGAATCAAACATGAACTCATTTTTAGGGTCGAATTGCGCGAGGTCTTCCCATATCTGCTCCACTGGAACATTTCTCTCTTCTGATATTGTTTCAACTCCTTCATATGCTTCTTTGACCATTAACCCAGTATATGAAATTTCGCGGTTCAGTCTTAAACCAAATCTATGCGCCCATGTTTGTGGTTCATTTGGATATAATTCCGCCCACATTATCAGGTCGCTTCGTGGAAAATTTAGCTGTTTACCTCCATTAACGAGTTCTTCTTGTCTTCTAAGTCCAGTTAGGCTCATTTTTATATATTATAAATCCCCAAATTATTTTAAATCATTTTTTACATATAATGGCGCAAATACATTCTATATGCTCGATTTAGTTCCTTATCAGTCTTACTATTATACAAATAGTGGGCCTGATATCTTTTTAGTAAAACCTCTATTATTTCCGTCCGGAATCGATGAATTTTATCATACCAGTCCATTTCATCAACAGTTTCATCATAGTGGCCATTATCAATATCCATAACAATATCTACTAACTGGTCAGTTTTGAGGTCAGATGCCCGTCTGAAATAATAATTAGACATATTATATTTATAATTAGTGCGCGTTTTTTTAAGTTAAAAAATAGTTGTTATAGTAATATATGTCAGAATTGGAATCATCGTACAAAGTCTTATCTTTCGACGTCGGTATAAAGAATCTCGCCTACTGTAAAATCGAATTCTCAAAAGAGACGAAAACAATCATTCGAATAGAGGAGTGGGGACTCATCAATTTGAAGTCGGACCCGTGGATTCCGGACCACAATGAAAAGCGCTGTATGGCGGAAGTCCGAAGTGGAGCCGTTTGCGGAAATTGCTCTAACTCTTGGATAATAAAAGACGGCGCCAGAAAAGAGCTCTGTCGTATCCATTCTAAGAATTGCGATAAGACATCAGCAGAATATTACCCGTATGAGTTGCGCGATTTGAGTTGCGCCTGTGGTGAGAAATCCCGCAAATTCCATACGAAAATAAGTGAATCAATGATTCGTATATTCGGTTATTGTAATAAATGCGCGAAGAAGACGACCGAGCAACTAACTAAAATATGCGATTATATGAAGAGCGATGACACTAAATTATATACGAACCTGTATGATGGCCTGAATGCGATTAAGATTGAGGATGTGAATGAGGTTGTAATTGAGAACCAACCGGCATTGAAGAACCCGCGAATGAAATCTATCCAAATGTTTATTTATAGCTTTTTCTTCATCGGGGGTAAAAATGGGCGTTTGCGAGATTTGAGTCAGGTCGCCTTCTTCTCTGCGACGAAAAAGCTCAATCCGACGATCATCGTAGAGGACATTTTGAAGAAGAATAAGAAGATTACAAGTCATGAACCGGTGGAAAAAGAGGAGGAACCACTGTCCGAATATAAAGCATATAAAAAGAGAAAGAATGATTCTATTTTTATTGTTAGTTGCGTATTAGATGAGATGGACGAGTGGAAGAGATTTTTCATCTCGCATCCGAAGAAAGATGATTTGGCGGACTCGCTTCTTCAAGGAATAGCCCAATATTGTAAGCAGTAGTAGGCGGTATATTTAATTCTTTATTTTACTTTTTGAACTTATTCCCCAACCAACCATCTTCTTGATTCGTTCAATTTCTTCCATATCTTCTTCTGGAAGCGTCATTTCTCCATCAAGAATTCTTTTGAGGCCCCTTTTCGTAATTTTCTTCTCGCTTAACCACTGGCTACCGAGAATAATCGCTAATTTTGCGTCCTCTTCCGCTTTTTTGCGGGTGTTCGACTCCATATAATCGAATTGGTCCGCCCATCCCTCAAATTTCTCACGAATAACATCATCAATATTGATTTCATCAGAGTTGTATAAATCGCATAACTGGTCGTATTTTTCGATGGCAAATTTCTCGACGAAGCTCTCAAAATCCAGCATCTTCCAGTTATTTTTACCTTTTAGCGTTTTAATAATGTTCTCTTTGATATTTACAACATTGTGATTTTCGGGGTGCTCCTCGTGGTAATGAACCATTTTAATAAATTCAGGGAGACACGTCGAAGGATGGCTTATTAGCTTCTCAATTTGGTTCGGTGTTATATAATTAAGATTTTCGTGGCCGTAAGCATTAATTTGTATATTTTGCTGATGGACACTTTGGTCCAAATGTTGATTAATTTGATAACTGTATGTATTCCCGATTTTTTTCGTAAGTTCAAGGACCTGATTCTCCAAATGGGAAATTCTCTCTTTATAGAGGGCCTCCTTTTGCTCGATGACTTCATTCTTTTTTGATAAAACACTACATTTCTTGATGTGTTTATTGAGGTTGAATTTAGTGGAATACGTCTTTTTACAGTGTTCACATTCGAGTAGATTTACTCTGGTTGTTTCATCTTCATTTGGGTCATCGTCTTCTTCTTTATACACACAATTGTGCTTACTTGTAATGTGTCGGTCATAATTGAATTTACGATCGAACGTTTTTTTACATATTGAACATTTAAACATTATTATAGTATTAGAATGTTTTTTTTATATCTTTGCGCATTTGCTCCTAAATTCTTACTCATTCCAACTACCATGATATATTTAGAATATGAGCTACTACGCGAAATATGATGGTTAGGATAAGAAAACCCATGTTTTTTTATGGTAGTATGGAATATTTTAAAATAATATGGAATGTTATTTGAGCAATGAAAATTAATCTATATATAGATTAATGACAATATTTTCTTTGGGGAGCGCATGTGATTTAGAGCACTTTTCAAGTTTAACTCAGGTAGGAGGTAATTCTGATTATCAGGGGATTGTTCCGATGTCTAATTCAGGAGGAGAATTTGGTAATAGTTCATACACTTGGAAAAGTGATTCTACTGCGACGATTGATATGACTACGCGCGACAGTTCTTTATTTAATGCTGTTTTGGAGGGTGGTAATTCTGGTCATGTCAATTTTGGACCTGATGTATGGGGTTCATCTACTGATACATATGTATCAACAAATCCGCTCTTGAATAATAATTTAGGAGAGAGAAATGTTCAGGAAGGTAATATTATGCCAAATATGAGACCACAATCGGCCTATATGCCCACATCAAGGACCCAATTTGTAAAAAATGAGGATGAAAATGGACGTGATTTGACAGTTGTTTCCAGAAAAAAACCGAAAACAATTGTTATCCCATTGCCCCCATATGATAAGAAACGGATACAAGAGGACCAAAAGAATATGTGGATATTTATAATTATTGCGTTCATTCTCGTATGTGGAGGGTTGCTCTACAAGACGAAATATGCGTAGTAAGTTTATTTCTTCATACGTTCGCCCATTTTAACGAAAATGTCGAGCGCTAATATAATAAAAATTCCGATGATTATTATTATGAAAACTTCTTTCATGGAATAAATTCCCGAACTCGTGGATGACATATTTCCAAAATTCTCTTGGATGTTCCGCTTTTGTAGTTGGGGCTCCTCATTTTCCATAAAATTACGGTATCTGGCTTTTAGTTTCTGCTTGTATTTTTCTGCTAAATTAAGATATTTCTTATAGAGGAAATAGTCTTCGCTTGTCATGTAATTTTCGGACGATTTGATATTTCTTTGGCGGTCAATGTATTTAATGTCATTTACGTTATCTTCTAAAAGGTCAAGTGCGCTATCATTATCATCGTCATCATTAACTTCAACTGGGTATGTATAATTGCGCTTTGCTTTATCTGGAAATGAAACTTGATATGGAACAATATTGCTCTTTATTGTATTTTTGATTGGATTTCCTCCATTATAGGAAGGAAAATATTTATCTAAATCGCTGGTTTCATTATTTACTTTGGGGTAGGTTCTCATATTTTCGGGAGGATTCGGTGGGACCGTTGATTGTTGAATGAGTGGTTGTTGATTTATTTTTTCAAAATATTTGGAGGAACTAAAATCACTTCCCCATGCTTCTTCTAATGAGCAGTATGTCATCTAATATTATTTAGAAAAAAATAAAAGGAATTAAATAATAAGTTTTTTATACACATAGTATATAAAATGATGAAGATGGGTATGGATGAACTTCCTATGCATATATTTGGAATATTAATATTTATCATTTATTGTTTGGTTATTTTACTGTATATGTCGAAGAAGTATAGATATTTTTTTATTAACCCTATTGTCCAGTTGATATTATTGATGGTTGGAATACTTTTAGCAATATATTGTCGTTTCTTTGGTATTTTATATTTAGTCGCCTATTCATTGACATACTATTTATTATATAAAAAAGAGATATCAGAAGCATTTAGTGTAGTGGAAAATACTTCATTCAATGAACTTCAAGTTGAAAAAGATTCATTATTAGCTGAATTGGAGGATAATGAAGACCAAGTAGATGGAGTTTGGTCATGTACTGTTTTAGGAAAAGAGATGGGATTGAATAAAGGATGATTTTCTAATAAAAAAATAATATATTTAATATTATAATGATTGAAGGACACATTATATTCAATGCGATTCTCTATTCTATCGTGATTGCTTATATTCTTTATATTAATTTTTCGGCTTATTATCAAACTGGAACCGGCTTTTTGAAGGCACTGGTTAATTTGTTTCAGAACTGGATATTTAGAACAGTATATTTATTGATTGTTGGATTCTTTGCGCTCGATTTATTCCCATACGGCGGTTTCGTTTTAGCAATCTTGCTAACAATCGCTTTCTTGAACACTAATATGCTTGTATATAAGAAGGATGTAGAGGAAAGTTTAGCAATGCCAGCTGAGCAAGATGAAAAAAAGATGTTGCCTTCTGATGGAACAATTCAAGGAACTTCTACTGGTGGTGCTATTCCTCCTTCTCCAACTTCTGTTGGTGTTCAACCGATACAAGTTGTTCAACCTCCTGCGCCTATAAATGTTCAATCAGTGGGTCAGCAACCTATTGGACAACAGCCGATGATGAGTCAACAACCTGTGGGCCAACAACCGATTATGAGCCAACAACCTGTGGGCCAACAACCGATTATGAGCCAACAACCTGTTAGCCAGCAGCCGATGATGTAATTAACTAAGTAAGATTATGTATATATTTTTATTTTAATAAAATAAAAATGAATGAAAATAGTCGTATATCATCAGTGATTGTATCCATTTTTTGTATTGGAATTATAATTTTTATTTTATTTACTCAAATGGAAATAAGCACAATTAAATTAAAGTTAAAAGATGCTTCATTAATGCTTATATTTTTAGCATTATTAGTTTATATTAATGGATATGAAAAATTGTTTTTAGTATTATTATTAGTATTTGTTATTTTTTATTTTACTCCAAGCGAATATATTAATAGATTAACATCATATTTTACTCAAAAGAAATCAATATTGAAAAAAGTTCGAGTTATTGAAGATAAAGAACTTGAACAAGAACCAGATGAAGAGTATGAACAAGATGAACAATATGAAGACCGAGATGAATATAATGAAGAAATAGATGATAATTATGATAATGAATCACAGGCGAATACTGAAATAACAATTGATGATGATATTGAAAATATAGATATACAAATAAATAAAATATCACAAAATAATAATAATGATTGATTTATTATTACAAGCACTAGGAGTAAATAGAATATTTAATGGGGTTTCAACAATGGCGATTCAATTTGGTGGGCGGTATGTTTCAGCCGAAATCCCATCTAATATAGAACGAATATTCAGTCGCCCATTTTTTAGAAGATTATTTATTTTCTTTATTGCTTTTATTGCTTTTAGAGATATAAAAATCGCAATCTTGGCGACACTTGTCTTTATAATATTATTCAATTATTTATTAAATGATAAAAGTAAAATCTATTTAGGAAAAATATTTAGATTACAACCATTAGAAGAAATTAAAAAAGAGACTCCAATAACAGCAGTTGAATTAGAACAATCAATTAATATTATTCGCCGATACAACCAGAGTTTAGAACAAAAAAAAATAAATGTTTCGCAGTTAAAATAATTCTTTTTGCGTGTTATTTTAAATTCTTAAATCTTACCACTATTAATGAGTATAAAAGTATTTCAGGATAGTGATACAAATACAGTCAAATATAATGATAATATGAATGTTCCTAATCAGAATATTCGAATTGTTCAGTCTAATGATAATTTAAAAAGTTCACGGTATAATAATAGTAGTTCTATGAGACCTAAATTAAATGAGGATAATAATCCGAAAGAAAATATGTTATTAAATGATATAAATTTGTTAGGTAATCCAAAGAAAACAAGGGGGATGAGTTCATCTGAGGAAGAAACTGAAAATACATACACAACACAATCCGAAGTTATGACTGAGGAGGATAACTCATCAATTACTGGGGATGCTGACCGTCTTTTAGGAAATAACCACGATGGCGATGGCGATGGCGACAGCGATGAAAATAACTTTGACCCATTTAATAATGATGAGGAATCTGGTTCATCCGGAAGTGGAGGGAATGAAACGAGTAATGAAGGAACAAATACAACAAGTCAGAGTGGAGAGGAAACTAACACGACCACTTCATCGAGGCGACGCCCCCCTCAACGCCAGAAGACGATTGACGAAATCAATCAGGAGAAGCAAGAAATGCTTTACCGTTTAGAGCGGTTTGAGCAAAATGGGTTTAAGGCGAGCCGGAAGTTCAACATGACATCGAATTATGATGATATTAAATTTGAATATGAGAGGATTAAGAAGCAGAGGGATGTAGATAAGAGTATTAAATTTCAGAGGAAGATTCTTATGGCGGTTTGTAGTGGTGTTGAGTTCTTAAACGGAAAGTTTGACCCCCTCAATATCAAGCTCGACGGATGGTCCGAGTCCATTTATGAGAATTTACAAGAGTACGATGAAGTATTTGAGGACTTACACGAAAAATACAAGGAGAAAGTGAAAGTGGCGCCGGAGTTGAAGTTGCTTATGATGGTTGGTGGAAGTGCATTTATGTTCCATTTGACGAACTCGCTATTTAAGAGTAAAATGCCCGGGCTTGGTGATATCCTTCAACAAAATCCGGAGTTGGCGAGAAATGTCCAACAGGCGGCGATGAACAGTATGAAGCAGACAGAAGCTAAAAGCGGGAATAACGACCCGCTTTTTGGGATGATGATGAATCAGGCGCAGGGGATGATGAATAAGAGGGCTGGGAATGCTGGACCACGAGAAATGCGTGGTCCAAGTGGCGTAGATGATATTTTAGCGATGGTGAATAACCAGAATGCTCAGAGACCACAGGCGCAATCCAAGCAAGAGGATACGATTAGTAGTGTATCATCACAGGAATCAACGAAGAAGCGCATTAAGATTAAGAAACCTTCGGGGAATGGGAACGGTAAATTCGTTTTGAATCTCCAATAAATATATATATAAAATTATGGGAGATATTTTTATATCAATTGCGTGTTATAGAGATTCCCAAGTTATTCCGACAGTTGAAAACGCATATAAGAATGCGAAACACAAAGACCGTCTTTTTTTCGGAGTTTATGCTCAACTGGCGGATAAGGATGTGGAGTTGAAATTTGATTGTCCTTTGAATCAGGTTCGCCTATTGGTTCATCCACACACGAATGCGCGGGGGCCAGTTTATGCGCGTTATATTATATACAACCGGCTTTATCAAAATGAGGAGTTCTATCTCCAAATTGACAGCCACACGCGTTTTGTTCAGGACTGGGATGAACAGCTCGTTTGTATGTTGCGGTCGCTCAGGGAAAATTGTGTGCTTAGCACGTATCCCGTTGGATACAGTTTGAAAACGGAACAACTCATGAAGACAGATAAAGTGAATGTTATCAAGTTGAAAAAAATACGGAACGGGGTCCCCGTTTTTTATTCGGTCCCTGTGAGATTGGAGCGCCCCGAGAAGAACCTTTTTTGGGCGGCCGGATTCAGTTTTTGCTACGGCGCCGTTTTTAAACGGGTTCCATTCGACCCCCACTTGAAAAACATTTTTTGGGGAGAAGAATTTCTGATGGCGTTGCGCTTTTACACGAGTGGGATAGAAGTTTATACGCCGGATAGAAATATAGTTTATACTCTTTGGGACCGCAACTATCGCCCGACATTTTGGGAACTGCGGAATATTGACCCGAAGAAGTTCGACGCCCACGGCCTGATTAGTTTTTTGCGCTTGTGTAAAATCGCGGGATTTTATCAGTCGCGGATTGCTGAGGAGCGGGTATTCAAGGACCTTGAATTATATGGGAGTGGGAAAGCGAAGAGGGTAGATGAATTTTTGGAAATGAGCGGGATAAAAGAGATGACGAAGGACGTGGTCTATTCAAATTACGTTCGGGAGTTCATTGATAAAATTTAGGTCGCTATTACTTTTATCTAAAAATTAAAAATTATTTTATTGTATTATATGGAAGGTATTATTCAATTGAAAAATATAATAGAAAAATATTTAGAAAGGGGATATAGAGATGATAAGGAAATATCGTTAACCGATTGCTATCTGTTCTTTTTATTTTTTTTACAGCGGTGTCAGTTAGTTTGTAATTTATTGCGTCTGCTCAGTGTGGAAATGAACGACTTATTCGCATTTTCGATAAAGTATTGTATTATGTATGAGAACGACTTTTCAAAAGTAATCCGGAAAATGTATAGTTTCAAGAGGGAATTTGATAATGAGGAGATAATTGTGGAGATTCTTAAATTTATTAAATCGACGGAAGTTGTTCAGGAGAAATCGACGAAGTTGGTGGGGAAATTTGTGGCGGAACATAAGACGCGACTCAAAGGAATATTGAACAAGTTCGGTTCAATAAAAGGGATGATGGACCAATATGACCAGAGTTTAATAAATGATAGCGACGTGTTTGCTTGTATTGAAGACAATCTGGTTATTCAAACGAAGAAGGATAAAGTTAGTCGGGAGATTGTTATGATTGAAGAGGAGTGGCGTATGTTTGATAAAAAGGAGAATATACTTTATTCGATACTGCGAGAGTGGTATAAAATATAATATTGCTTATAATTATGG